CTCCTCATTCATGGCTTCGATGAACGCGCGCGCTTCCGAGAGCCGGAACGCGGCGACGTTGCCGTTCAGGAGCGCGAGATCCTTGTCGACTTCCGACCAGGCCTCGAGCATCCCGGCCTGCTCGTCGATCTGCGCCGTGGTCGACTTACTTGGGACCACGCCCTGATTGAGCAGGCGCCAGGCGACAGCCGGGAGCCCCGTGCGGACCGTCGTGCGGTGCCCGGTCGGGAGGTTCCCTTCGCGCCAGACCATGTCCTCGAGCATTTCGTTCGTCTGCATGAGGAGCTCGACGATCGTCGGCACCTTGCCGTCCGGGTCGAGGCGCTTCGCCCAATCGGCGAGCGTGAGGTTGCCGGTGCCGAGCGCGACCCCAACGACGAGCACGAACGGCAGCGCGTCGACCCAGGACCAGACCGCCGACGTCGCCGCGACACTGGCCGCGCCCACGTCGACCGTGAGACTCGCGACGATCGCGAGGAGGAGCATTCCGTAACGCATGTGCATGACTCCAATCAATCGCGCGAGGCGTTAGCCGGCGAGCGCCTTCGACGTCGGATGGTCGTAAATGTCGGTCGCGGCCTTGAGGCCGCCGCCGCCACTCCCGCCGCCGCCCGCCGGGCGGTCCTCCGCGATCGCGTGTGCGAGGTCGGTCACGAACGCGACCACCTCAGGGTGATTGCCGTAGCCGGTCTTCGCGAGGAGCGTGCGGAACGCATCGCCCCGCGGGGTGCCGGCAGGTCGCACCGTGTCGAGCACGCGCGCGAAGCGGCGCTGCGTGTCGGCGAGATGCGCGCCGCCATAGGTCGGATCGGCGGTGAGCTGTGTGATGAACGCGGCGTCGCGGGCGGCGAGCTGCGCCGCGTGGCGATTGACGGCGTCCTGCGCTTCCTCGTTCGTCAAGCCCGCCTCGCGGGCCTCCGATACGAACTGCGTCAGGTCGGCGGCATCGAGGTAGGGCTTCCCGGCGTCGGGAACTTTCAGGTCGTACGTCTCGGGCACGACCGGCACGACCGGCACGACCGGCACGACAGGCGCGGCCGGCGCGGCCGGCGCGGCAGCGGCGGGTGTGGCCGGCGTCGCGGGCGTCGCGGGCGTGGCCGGCGCCGCGGGGGATGAGGCCGGGGCGGCGGGTGTGGCGACTTCTGCCATAACGTCTGCACTCCTCGAAAGGGCGACCCAAAAGAAAAAGGCCCGCCTCCCGCTGCATGCAGAAGTGGGCCTTTTGTCTCTTTTGGGGTGACGAGCCGGGAGCTACCCGGCGTCACAAGGTTGATCGACGACGATGATCAGGTCGTTACATGACGGTCCTCGACCTCGGCCGGCGGCGTGTGCGCCGCGTCGGTCGCCCGCGCCTCGCGCGTCTGCCGTGCACGGCGCTCCCGGTCCATCAGGTCGGTCGCCGCTTCGTCGGCCTGCTCACACAGGGCGCGCAGCTCGAGGCCGAAGTTGCGGCGGCCTTCCTTGAAATACATCAGCGAGCCGCTCGGGTCGTAGACGCTGCCGTACAGGCCCGCGCGATTGAGCAGCTCGGCGACCACGATCCGTCCGCTCTCGTACGCGAGCGTCTCATGGAGCGCCGCGAGCAGCAGTGCCTCGCGGTCACGCACCTGGCGGCCGGCGCGGCGGACCTGCTCGGGGTCGGCGGCGTTGCGGACCAAGGCGCGATCAGCCACGCGCTTCCCTCGGCTGCCCCTGCTCGATCGCGACCAGGTGCGGGGATACGTACGACGGGTGCACATCCGCCGCCGGCGCGGTCAGGGCCTTGATCTGCGCCACCAAGCGCGCCTGCTCCGCGAGGAGCGCTTCAATCCGCGCCTCCGCGGTCGCGAGCTGCAGCACGAGCCCGCCGATCATCTGGATCAACTTCGCCGACGCATCGACCGGCGCGGGCGTCACGCGGGCGCTCCCGACACGGTGCCGGCCGGCAGCTTGCCGTCGGTCACGGCTTGCTGCAGGACGCGCTTCTGCAAGCTGGTGGTCGTGAGGTTCGCCTTGTTCAGTTGATTCATCAGCGTCGTCGCGACGGCGCCTTCCCAACCGATGACAATCACGACGCCGTCCGAGCCCAGGAGTGTGGCTTGAATCACGGCGGCTGGATAGTTCAAGGTCAGCCCTTGCACGGTGTACGTCGTGCGGCTGGGTGGCACAATCGGCGCGGTCAGATCGAGTTGTTCAGGCATAGGCGGCTCACTTACTAGAGATCGCAATCCACGCGATCACGTCGCTGGCGGTGAAGGCGGCCGGGGCCGTGATCGTCAGCTGGGTCGTGGACGCGACCGCCCGGACCACGGCGCCGGTGGTCGTGTTCATGCAGACGACAAAGGGCGCGGAGGGGAAGGGCGTGCCGTTGAAGTTGATCACGCCGGTCGTCGCAGAGCCGCCGGTTCCGACATTCACCGATCCCGCCAGCGGCGTACTCCCCGCCGTCACACTCGGCCCGGTCCCAAACCCGGAGGCCACCGTGGGGAGGGCATCGACCTTGAGTTGGGAGCCGATCGCTTCCGCCGTGTTCGACAGATTCATCACACCCGCGACAGGCGAGCGGAACACGAACCGCGCCGACACGGTAAACGCCCCAGTCGCGATGACGCTCCCCGACGCGGCCAGATTCCCTTGCGCGGTGACTTGGCCTGCCCCACTCCGCCAGAACCCCAACGTCGGCTCACTCGTAAAGCTATAGGCGGGGAGCAGGGCGGTGCCGTCCGGCCCCAGCACCGGGCTGATCACCGCGCCGCCGGCGAACCCAGCCACGCCAATGAGGCGCCCGAACAGATCGAGACTGAGCCCGTCATCGGAGACGCCGAGGACCGGCCGGCTCGTTTTATCGCGGACGACGACTTCAGACATCGCGCCTCCCTGCGGTTACGCCGCGTCCAGAATCTTCGTCACGAGCGCGTCGACCGTCGCCTGCATCAGCCCCAACTGGCGCCGCAGTTCGAGCACGAGGCGATCGAGGCGCGCGACGTCCTTCTTCCGCGCGGTGTTGTTGCGCGCCGTCGTGTCGGCCGGGGTGCGTGTCTTTGCGGCGATCGGCGTCCGCCGGGCGACGATCACGACGGCCGTGCGCTTCTTCTTCATGCGGCTACTCCGGGGCTGTTTTGCGCGCCCTGCACAATGCGGGCGAGCGCAGTATCACCCGTCACCGGCGCCTGCGCGGCATCCTTCGCCGCGCCGGCGAGGAGCTTCGCTTGCTCGGCCTGCTGCGCTTGCTGCGCGGCCTGGCGCTTTTGATCGAGCACCGCCTGCGCCTCGTCGTCGCCAATCTCGATCCCCGGATCGACGCCGAGCATGCTCGCGTAGTTGCTCACAACCTTAAAGAAGTTGACCTTCTCGAGCACCTCGGGCGCGACCTCGACCATCCCGATCACCGACTGCAGGAACCGGTCTTGCCCGACCACGCCGACGAGCTTCTGCGCCTGGCTCAAGATCGAGATGTATTCGACCTTCAGGCGCACCCCCTCGAGCTCGGGCGGCGCCGGCGGAATGAGGCCCGCGGCGTCCATGAGCTCATACACGCGGTCGACGATCGGGTCGAGGAGCTCGTCGTTCGTGCGCTCGAGGACCGGACCCAAGGCGAGAAGCTTCTCTTCGTGTCGCTCGTCGATCTCCCGCGCGGTCGGCCGGGCGGCGCCGAGGCGATCGTCGCTGCGCGCGAGCATCAAGAACAGATCCTCGTAGAAGGCGCGCTGCACGCGGTACTGCACTTCACCGATGTCGGCGGTCAGATGTTGGAAGCCCTCGAGCCGCACTTCATGGAGCGGGCGGAGGCCCTGCATGCCGTCGCGCACGTCGACATACGTGATGTCGCCCGAGAGAAGCGAGGTCTTCTGCGTGCGGAGCGAGCTCGGCCCGGTGAGCGGCGGGTCGACGGCCTTCTGTAAGAGCTGCCCCTTACGGCGCTGCATGATCTGGAGCTGTTTGACGTCGCCGAGCGCCGTCATGCCGGGGCAGTCGGTGCCGTAGGTGTCCTCGCCCGTGATGTCCCAGCGCGGCGCCATCAGCGGGAACGTATCGAAGCCGCTCTCACGGAGAAAGGGCTTCCCTTCGCCCTCGCCACTCGCCTCGGTTTCAAAGTGACAACTCGCCCACGGCTTGAACTTCGCGCGGAGCTGCCCCGGATCGCGGAGCTCGTTCGGCTTCACGATCCACGTCACTTTGACCGGCGTCTCGTAGTCGCCGCGATCCCAGAGGGCCTTGATCCGCGCCGAGATCGTCGACCAGTCGATCGAGCGCCCATCCGGCCGGACGCCGTACTCTTCAACCACCTGGCGCACCGTGAGCTCGTAGTCGCGCGCGAAGGTCGTCGCCTTCCCGCGGGCATCGAGGCCGAGCGCGTAGGTGCCGATCGGGTAGCTGTAGCAGCGGAAGAGATCCCGGCTATCCTCGACGATCGACATCGCCGCCGTGCCGAAGACGCCGAGGTCGAGATAGACGAGCGGGAGCACGTTGTACAGATTGCTCGTCGCGAACACGGTGAGCATGTCCTGCGTGACGCCGTGCAGCCATTCCCGCACGGGCCCGAACTTCGCGAGGGTCGGGTCCGGCGTCGAGAGCTTCATCCAGGGCCGGGCGGGCGAGGTGAGGCCCGCATGGAGGCCCGCCGAGAGCGTGCGCGCGCTGAACCGCCCCGTCGAGTCGATGATGTTCTGGTTGCGCTTGTCGCCGCGGTTGCGGTCGCCGGCCCAGAAGCGCGTCCGCCGCGGGCTGAGGAAGTCGGCGAGCTCGCGCCAGTGCGCGTCGAAGCTACTGCGGTCCTGCCAGAGCGCGGCGCGCAGGGCCTCATACCGCCGGCGCCGATCGGTCGGGTCGCGGTATTCAGGCATCAGGCCGCGCCGATCAGGGTCTTCGCCTTGAGTTTGGCCTTCGGGCCGGGCGTGACCACGCCGCCGGGGCCGCCGAGCAAGCCGCCGCCGGTGCGCTTGCGCATCCGGTCAGCCGCCGCGCGCGCGAGATCGACATGCGTCGACGCGATCAGGCTCGTGGGCGGCGGCGCGACCGGCGCGGTATTCGCGAGCAGGCTCGCGGCCTCCGCGGCGCGGTTCGCCTGCGCGCCCGCGCGCACGCGATCGAGCGATCCCGCCAAGCCGCCCCGCGGCTTGCTCGGGTCGACCGGCGGCTTCGGCTTCGACGGCCCAAACCAGCCCATGTCAGGCGCCTCCCCGGAGCGGCGCCGCCGCCGGCGACATCGGCCGCAAGGTGAGCGTGACCAGGCCGAGGAAGGGAATCCGCAGCGCGCCGGTCCAGACGACCGGGTCCGGCAGCATCGCAATCATGCTGACCACTTCGTTCCCGCGGCACGCGCTCGCGTGCTCGTGCTGCTTGAGCAGTTCCTCGAGGTGCGCGAACGACTGACGGGTCGCCTCGTCCATGCACATGGCTTCAGCCCTCCAGCGGATCGCCGTCATGCGCGACGCGCGACTGTCCGCGCAGCCGGGCCAGGACGGTGTTCGGCCGATCGGGGATCGCGAAGGTTTCAAAGAGCGCGTCCGCCAGATCCGGCGAGCGGCCGAGCCGCGTCTTGATCTGGTCTTTCTCCTCGAGTTGAAACACGCCGTTCGCGAAGGTGTAGGTCGGCGTGATGAGCTCGGCGACGAGCTCGGGCACGTGCGGCAGCGCGCCGCCGCCCTTCACCCACTCGGCGCCCTTGATCCAGAACTCGGCGCGGCGATTCTTGTAGCGGGGATCGAGCGCCTTCGCGTGATAGACCAGCGGGATCACCGGGTAGCCGGCATCGGTCAGGATGTCAATGACGCCGTGGCCCCAATGCCCGGTATCGTCGACGAAGAGCTGGGCCTCGCCCTGCGCCCAATCATGCGAGGCCTTGGCGACGCGCGTCGCGATGTCGGTCGTGCGGGCGTTGCGCATCACGACCGGCCGAAACGCGGCGAGGCCCTGGCGCGGAAAGATCACCGTGCGGTCGTCGCCGAAGCGCGCGACGTCGATCCCGAGCCGCTTCTCGGCCCAGTCGTACTCGTCATCGCGCAGATGCCGCGCCATCGCGGCCTCGACCTCCTCGACGCCCAGGAGCGCATTGATCGAGGCCGGCGGGAACTGCCCGAGGATCTGCGACATGACCCACGGATTCTCGCGGCCGTAGGTCGCGATCTGCTGCTTG